GTTCATTATACATTAGAGTTGAATGAAGCGTATGTTGGATTGAGATATGATTCTGTTATAACCGGTATTGCAAACCAAAATCTAAAACATTATCAAGAAGATATCAAAGAAACATTATCTAAGATAAAAGGAGAGTTGATTATTAAACATTATCCTACCAAATCAGTAGGTGTTATGGGTATTAGAGCTCATATAGAAAAATGTATAATGCAAGATAAAAAGCCTGATGTGATTATAGTTGATTATGCAGATCTTTTAAGGGGACATGGACAAGAGAAGCGACATGAGTTAGAAGGTATATATGAAGACCTAAGAGGTATGGCAGGTGAATATGAAATACCAGTTTGGACAGCATCTCAAGCAAATAGATCTGCGTTAGAAGAAGATGTTATTGACGCAAGTAAAGTTTCAGAATCATATGGTAAGGTAATGGTTGCAGATTTTGTATTATCATTATCTAGAAAGGTTCAAGATAAATTAGCAGGAACAGGAAGATGGCATGTAATTAAAAACAGATTTGGACCTGATGGTATAACATTACCTAGTAAAATGAATACATCAAATGGACAATTCAATATATATACCGATACATCCATAGGTGGTAGAGAAACTCAAAAGCAAATGGATGGTGGCGATGAAATGGCAAGAAAAATGTTATCTAGAAAATATCAAGAAACCCAAGGTGACTCAATGGTAGGGTTTGAATAAAATTAAGAAAAAGTTACTTAAAGTAGGCATGAGAGTGCATGCAACATATATTTATATAAGAAATTAGTTGTTTTACGTAGCCAAAAGCCGGTTGTGGCTTACATTATAAAGAAAAGAATAGAAGTTATGGAGATATCATCAAAAATATTATCAGAGATTACAGTTTATATGAAGTATGCAAAATTCTTACCAAATAAGAATAGAAGAGAGACTTGGTCAGAGTTAGTTACACGAAATAGAAAAATGCATTTAAAAAAATATCCGGACCTTAAGGATGAAATTATGGACGCATATAAATTTGTACTTAAGAAGAAAGTACTTCCTTCAATGAGAAGTATGCAATTTGCAGGAAAGCCAATTGAAATTTCACCAAATAGAGTTTATAATTGTGCATACCTACCAATAGATGATTGGAGAGCATTTTCAGAAACAATGTTTTTATTGCTAGGCGGGACAGGTGTCGGATATTCTGTACAAAAACATCATGTAGATGAACTACCAGAAATTAGAAAACCCAATCCAAATAGAAGCAGAAGATTCTTAATTGCCGATTCAATTGAAGGATGGGCAGATGCAGTTAAAATTTTAATGAAATCATATTTCTTTGATGGCTCCACAATTAAATTCGATTATACAGATATTAGACCTAAAGGAGCTAGATTAGTAACTTCTGGAGGAAAGGCGCCAGGACCACAACCATTGAAAGAATGTTTGGTAAAGATTGAAGGAATGTTAAAACAAAAAGAAGATGGTGATAAATTATCAACATTGGAAACTCATGATATCGTATGCCATATAGCAGATGCAGTATTAGCAGGAGGGATTAGAAGAGCAGCTTTAATAAGTCTATTTAGTGCTCATGATGATGAAATGATAGCATGTAAAACAGGTAACTGGTGGGAATTGAATCCACAGAGAGGAAGATCTAATAACTCGGCAGTATTGATGAGACATAAGATAACTAAAGACTTCTTTTTAGATATATGGAAAAGAGTTGAGTTATCTGGAGCAGGTGAACCTGGTATATATTTATCTAATGATAAAGATTGGGGGACCAATCCATGTTGTGAAATTGCTTTAAGACCTTTTCAATTCTGTAACTTATGTGAAGTAAATGTATCTAATATAGAATCACAAGAAGACTTTGAAGAAAGAGTTAGAGCAGCTGCGTTTATAGGAACATTACAAGCAGGGTATACAGAATTTCATTATTTAAGACCGGTTTGGCAAAGAACAACAGAAAAGGATGCACTTATTGGAGTATCAATGACAGGAATAGGTTCAGGTACTGTATTAGGTTATGATATGAAATCTGCCGCAAAGGTGGTAAAAGAAGAAAATGCACGTGTAGCAGATCTAATAGGAATTAATAGAACAGCAAGAGCAACAACAGTTAAGCCTGCAGGAACAACTTCATTAACATTAGGAACATCATCAGGAATTCATGCATGGCATAATGATTATTACATTAGAAGAATTAGAGTTGGGAAGAATGAATCGATTTATAAACATTTAATCGTACATCACCCGGAATTAGTCGAGGATGAATTTTTTAGAGCACATGATACTGCAGTGATACAAGTACCACAAAAAGCCCCAGAGGGAGCTATTATGAGAACAGAATCTCCATTCCAGCTTTTAGAAAGAGTTAAACATGTTGCTCGTGAATGGATCAAGCCAGGACATAGAGCCGGATCAAATAGTCATAATGTTTCTGCAACAATTAGTTTAAGGGATCATGAATGGGACGCAGCTGGAGAATGGATGTGGGAAAATAAAAATTTCTATAATGGTTTAGCTGTTCTACCTTATGATGGCGGCTCATATATTCAAGCTCCATTTGAAGACATTACTGAAGAAGAGTATGATAAACTAATGAAAACATTGACTGCAGTTAATTTGTCTAATATAATAGAAGAAGAAGATGAGACAGATCTTAAAGGTGAGTTAGCATGTGCAGGCGGTAGTTGTGAAATTGTATAAATAATATGAAAAAATCTTATACAGGTCCATATTATGTACTAAGTGAAAAAAGGAAAGAGATCTTTACATATAAAAAAGATGTCGGACGATATTATAAAATATATGGTACTTTTAAACAAATGCAAATAACGCTATCTAAAAAAGGTTTAATATTGACCAGGGAAGTAGAATAAAAATTTAGAAAAAAAGAGGCTCAAATATTTGTGCGTTTGAGATAAATTCGTTATATTTATAATAAATTAAAATTAGTTATATGAAAGACTTTAAGTTTAAATTAGTAGATTTGACTTTTGACATGAAAAAATTAAATTCATGTGATCAAGAGTATTTAAGAACAATGGTGTTTGAGGCTATTGGAGAACGGTCGGTAAAACAATCCGGCAAATCATTTACAGGGATGTACCCTAATGCAAAAAACTTTACATTATTTGATGATGAAAATACGATGTTAAACCATATGGGTAATTACTCTGGCAATTACGATAGTACAGCATCTCATTTATTAGCCGGACATAAGTATTATTTTGCATGGACATACTCCAGTAAATATTAGGAATTACGAAAAAATTTTCTTATATTATATTAAATAAAAGTTATAATCATGGCAAAGTACCAATCAACAAAGATATTCGATAATTATTCAGTAGCATTAAGACAACATAAAGCATCACATTCTCATTGTGAATTACTTCATGGATATGCTTTAAAATTTAAAGTATGGTTTGAATCAAATGAGATAATAGATTCTAGACAATTAGATGAGATGAATTGGATTATGGACTACGGAGGATTCAAAGATACAGATGCAGAACCAACTCCCGGTAATGGATTAAAGAAGTGGATGAATCATATGTGGGATCATACTTGTTTAATAGAAAAAGATGATCCGCAATTGGAATCATTTAAAATGATGGAGGAATTAGGTATTCTAGATCTAAGAATTATGGATAAAATGGGTGCTGAGTCATGTGCCAAATTAGTATATGATAAGTTCAATGAACGAATGAAGTTAACTGGTGGTGGTAGAGTGAAAGTGGTAAAAGTAGAATGTTGGGAAGCTGATAGAAATTCATCAATATATCAAGAATAATATGAACAAGAGGATAGAAGATTATAATAAAGTACTACCGGTATTGGAAGTATACAGATGTGTACAGTCAGAAGGAAGTAGATTTGGAAGACCAACAATAGCAGTTAGAACTACCGGATGTACTCATAGATGTTATTTTGGAGACGGAGGCTGGTGTGATTCATGGTATACATCAATACATCCAGAAAAAGGTACATTCTGTTTTAATGATATAATTAAGATATATGATGATAATCCGCAAGTAAAGGAAATGATGTTAACAGGAGGATCGCCTACAATGCATCCAGCATTAGTGAATGAAATAACTCATTTTGCAAAAGAAAGGGGTATTATTGTTACTATTGAGACAGAAGGATCTGCATTTGTTGAAACAGATTATCCATTAGACTTACTATCAATAAGTCCTAAATTTTCAAATAGCGTTCCTGTAATAGGAGCTATTACTCCTGCAGGAAAGGTTGTAGATGAAAGAATGGTTAAGACTCATAATAAAAAGAGACAGAATACAACTGCAATTAAACAAATGATAGAATTTCATAAAGATTACCATTTCAAACCAGTATGGGATGGTACAGTTTCAAATCTAAAAGAAATTGAGGATTACCGAATTGAATTAGGTATCCCAAAAGATAAAACATATATTATGCCAGCCGGCGATACAAGAGAGACATTAATTATAATGTATCCATTAGTATTTGAAATGGTAGCGGAACATGGTTATAATATGACAGGTAGAGATCATATTATAGCATATGATAGAGATCGTGGTGTATAATGACTATAAAAGAAATTTATGCTATAGTGAAAGAACTAGAAGACCATATTAAAGATGAGTGTTGTACTGTAACTATGGATTCCGATGATGTAAAAGATCTGATTACAAAACTAAGAATGGCCATAAATGAATATGATAAACAACAAAATAAAAAAGAAAAATTATGAATATGAAACCAATGGGAGATCAGCTTTTACTAAAAGCTAGAGAAACTTCAACAAAGACAAAATCCGGAATTATTTTAACAGCTAATGCTGATATGTATGGATATGCAGATGTAATTAATATCGGCACAGGGTTATTTACTCAAACGGGTGATAAAATACCATTAACCGTTAAAATTGGAGATGTAGTATTAGCTCCAGTAAGTAAACTATCAGGAAAGAATGGAAATGAAGTTAAATTAGAAAATGAAACATATGTTCTAGTTCGTGAGTCGGATATAGCAATGGTTTCGATAAATAATTAATATGAATAAATTAAATCTAGA